ACGAGCTCCCATCGCACCCTATTGCGCCTGGCGTGCGTGTGGACTGCGCGCATGGACGATAAGGATTTCGGGGTGAGTGCGACCCAGGCCCTGAGCTCGATCCTATCGAAGCTTGGCGCGACGCCAGTCGATGAGACCAAGGTGAACCATGGCGACGGCGAAGAAGAAGACCCAACAGACAAGTTCTTCGCCCGATCGAACTAAGGCCTACGCGCTGGCGGTCGTTGCCGGCGAGATCGTTGCCGGGCCGCATGTGCGGAACGCCTGCCGGCGGCATCTGCTGGATATGGAGAAGGGTCACGAGCGCGGGCTGGTGTTCGATCAGGCCGCCGCGGAGTTCGCTTTCGAGTTCTTCGAGGGCGTGCTGAAGCTGTCCGAGGGGCAGTTCGAAGGCAAGGCGTTCCAGCTGCATGCGAGCCAGGCGTTCATCGTCGGTTCGCTGTTCGGATGGAAGCGGGCGGACGGGACGCGGCGGTTTCGGCGCGCGTACATCGAGCAGGGCAAGGGCAACGGCAAGAGCCCGATGGCAGGCGGCATCGGCATTTACGGATTGATGGCGGACGGCGAGGCCGGCGCGCAGGTTTACGCTGCGGCTGCGAAGAAGGAGCAGGCAGGCATTCTGTTTTCCGACGCGGTCAAGATGGTCAAGGCTTCGGCCAGCCTGAAGAAGCGGCTTGAGTTCTCTGGCGGCGAGGGGCGCGAGTACAACATCGCCTATCACCGGGCGAGCAGCTTTTTCCGGCCGGTGTCTCGTGATACTGGGAAGACGGGCTCGGGACCGCGGCCCTACTTTGTGTTGGCCGACGAGGTCCACGAGTTGCCGGACCGCAAGATCATTGAAATGCTCGAGCGGGGCTTTAAGTTCCGCCGGCAGCCGCTGCTGTTCATGATCACGAATAGCGGCAGCGATCGGAACTCGGTAGCGTGGGAAGAACATGAGCACGCCGTCAAGGTGGCGGCAGGGCATACGGAGGCAGTCAACGACCCGACATTTGTCGGCGACGTCATCGACGATACGACTTTCAGCTACGTGTGCGCGCTGGACGACGGGGATGATCCGCTGCGAGATCCGGCGTGCTGGCCAAAGGCGAACCCGCTCCTCGGGGTCACGATCACGGAGAGCTATCTGCGAGACGTGGTCGCGCAGGCGAAGGCGATCCCTGGCCAGTTGAACGGGATTCTTCGGCTGCACTTCTGTGTGTGGACGGACGCCGAGACGGCATGGATGACTCGGGCAACGCTGGAGCCGGCGCTTGCAGACTTCGACCCTGCCGAGCACGCGAAGAAAAAGGTATTTATCGGCCTGGACCTTTCGCAGAACCGGGACATCACCGCGAAGGCGTCGGTAGTGCAGACCGGGACGACGGCAGACAACAAGCCGACATTCGATGCATGGATTGAGGCATGGACGCCAGGCGACACTATCCAGGCGCGCGAGCTCAGGGACAAGATCCCCTATACGGTGTGGAAGGCTCAGGGCCACATTCATGCGCCGGCAGGGGAAAACATCAACTACCGGCATGTCGCACAGGCGCTGGCCGAGGATGCTGGTCGCTATAGCGTGCAGATGGTCGCTTATGACCGCTTCGCATTCAAGCGATTCGAAGAGGACGTGAACGAACTTGGGCTAAGCCTGGAGTTTGTCGAGCACCCGCAGGGCGGCACAAAAAAGGGCTTCCCAACCGAGGCGATGAAGAAGGCGGCCGAGGCCAAGAAGGAAAAGGCCGAGGGGCTGTGGATGCCGGGGTCGCTCCGGATTCTGGAAGACGCGTTGCTTGAGGGCCGGATTCGTCTGAAGAAGAACCCAGTTTTGGTCTCCGCAATGATGTCTGCCGTGATCGAAGAGGACAAATGGGGCAATCACTGGCTGGCCAAGACTCGATCGATCAACAAGATCGATGCTGCGGTGGCGCTCTGCATGGCGATCGGCGCGGCGAGCGCACTCGCGACTGCCCCTAAGAAACTAGTCCTAGCGGTGGCCGGCTAATGGCGTGTAAGTGCATTGACCGTCAACGCAAGTTGGTGGCGTGGCTTTGCCGTAAGGGCATGACGAGGATGTGCGAGAGGGCTAAGGCCAGACTCGCTGAAATGGAGGCGAAAGAGAATGAACCGAGCGTATAGCCTTTTGGAGGTCAAGAGCCTGGATGACGACCAGCGCATGATCTCTGGCGTTGCCAGCACACCCGAGGTTGACCGAGTGGGCGACATCGTCGATCCGATGGGCGCTAAGTTTGCGCCGGAGATTAGCCTGCTGTGGCAGCACAAGCACGACTCTCCTGTAGGGATCGCCGAGTTCGGCCGGCCTACGAAGAAGGGCATCCCCTTCAAGGCCGTGATCGCCAAGATCGAGGAAGAAGGACCGCTCAAGCAACTGGTCGACATGGCCTGGCAGGCGGTGAAAGCCAAACTTGTCCGTGGTGTCTCCATCGGTTTTCGCCCGATCAAGTACGACATCATGAGCGAGGGTGGGTTGCGGTTCACAGAAACCGAGATCTACGAGCTCTCGCTTGTGACGATCCCGGCCAACGCTTCGGCCACCATCAACAACATCAAAGCCTTCGGAATGCCGCACCTGGATTCCGGGGCTGTACGTCTCATGGACCGTCTCGCTGTCAAGAAGCAGCCGGACGACCTGAACGGCGCTGTTCGACTGATCAGCGCGTCTCGTCTTGCCAGTTTGCCCTTGAAAGCGAACCGCTGACGCCAAAACCCACAGCGCGGCGACGCGCAATCGAAAACACAAGGCTCCTTTTGGAGCCTTTTTGCTTTTAAGGAGCATTGAAATGGCAAAGACTTTCGCCGAACAGATCGCCGATCTGAAGGCAACCCGAGAGACCACCCACGAGACGCTGAAGGCCCTGGCCCAAAAGTCCGTGGACGAAAACCGTTCCATGAACACCGCCGAGTCGGAGGAATTCGACACGCACGAATCGAGCATCAAGCGGCTCGACGCCGACATCTCCCGCCTGTCTCGCCTGGCCGAGATCGACAAGGGCACCGCCGCGCCCGTGGACCAATCGAAGGCCCTTGATCTGGCTGCCGGCGGCTCTCGCCTTTCGGTCACGGTCAAGACCAACGAGAAGCTCGAGCCCGGCATCGCCTTCGCGCGCTACGCCATGTGCCTGACCAAGGCCAAGGGCAATCACGCGCTGGCCGCCCAGCTGGCTGAGCGCCACTACCCGAACACCGAAGCCGTCGTGAAGACGCTGAAGGCTCAGGCGGAAGGCGCGAACCTGCAGGAAATGATGCAGCTGAAGGCGACCGTCGCCGCCGGCACGAGCCTCGACAGCACCTGGGCTGCCCCGCTGGTGTACGCGAGCACGTTCATGGGCGACTTCATCAGCTACCTGCGCCCGCGCACGCTGATCGGTCAGGCCCAGTTCCGTCCGGTTCCGTTCAACGTCCGTATCGGTGGCCAGACCTCCGGCGGCACGGCTGGATGGGTCGGTCAGGGCAAGGCCAAGCCTGTGACGAAGTTCGACTTCAACGCGACCACGGTGCCATTCACCAAGGTCGCCGCGATCGCCGTCATCACGCAGGAACTGGCTCGCTTCTCCGATCCTTCGGCGGAAGCCCTTGTGCGCGACTCGCTGGCCGACACCGTGATCGCTCGGATCGACACCGATCTGTTCGACCCGGACCTGGCTGCGGTTTCCAATGTGTCGCCGGCTGGCCTGCTGAACGGCGTCACGCCCGTCTCTGCGGCCGGCATCGACTACTCGGACCCCGCGTCCGTTCGTTGCGCCATCGCGCTGCTGTGGGCTCCCTGGGATTCGACCTTCATCGGTGCGCGTCCGGCCTACTACACGACTCCCGCGGTTGCTCGGCAACTCGCGCTGTCGCGTGAGGCGCTCGGCACGGTGGCGTTCCCCGGCGTGACCCCGAACGGCGGCATGCTGGATGGCATCCCGCTGCGCGTGTCGCAGTACCTGGCCAACAACGGCGGCTCCGGTGGCGCTCCCTTCATCCTCGTGGACGAAGCGGAGATCTACCTGGCCGACGATGGCTCGGTGACGCTGGACGCCTCGGACGTGGCTTCGATCGAAATGTCGGATGCCCCGGCCGGCTCTTCGTCGACCACGGTGGCCGCCTCGAGCGTGAACCTCGTGTCGATGTGGCAGACCAACTCCATCGCGTTCCGCGCCGAGCGGTTCATCTGGTGGGGTCCGCGCCGCTCCGGCGCCGTGCAGTGGATCGACGGCATGCCCACGGCCTGCTGATGAATGGGGGCGTCCTTCGGGGCGCCCCTTTTCCATTCTGAAGGAGACCCAATGGAAAAAGTCTATTTCAAGTTCAAGAACGGGCATGTTCGGACCATGGCGAAGCGCCAGGCCGAGATCCTCGGAAAGCTCGGGCACGGGACGTACCAGACCCGTGACATGGCCGCACAGCCGATGGTCACGAAGCTCATGCAGGCCGCTCCTGTGCCGGTCGCTCTGACCGATCCCGAACCCGATGAAGCAGAGGACGACGACGGCCTCGACGCCATGGACAAAGACGAGCTTCACGCTCTCGCGAAAGCGCGCGGCGTCAAGGTTCACCACTTAGCCGGTGCTGACAAGGTGCGCGCTGCACTGCGCGAAGACGAATGAAGATTTTTGGGCTCAACATCACGCGCGCAAGCGCCGAGAAGGCGCTGCATAACGTCGGCAGCGCTCTTCGTGGCGGCTGGAGCCGGATTCTTGAGCCCTTCAGCGGCGCGTGGCAACGCAACGCCGAAGAGAAGCGCGGCGATCTGCTGACCTATCCGACGCTGTATGCCTGCATTTCGCGCATCGCTTCGGACATTGGCAAGCTGCCGTTCACTCTGCAGCAGAGACTCGCATCGGGTGTTTCGACCGATGTCGCCAACCCCGCCTATTCGCCGGTCCTGAACAAACCCAACGGCTTCCAGACGCAAGGACAGTTCCGCGAATATTGGATGATCGCGAAGCTGACCCACGGCAACACCTACGCGCTGAAGCGGCGCGACCTACGTGGAGTCGTGGTCGACCTCTACATCCTAGACTCCTGCCTGGTCATGCCGATGGTTTCGGATGCAGGCGAGGTCTTCTATCAGCTGTACACCGACCCGCTGAACACGTTGCCGAATGGCTACCCGGCAAGCGGCCTGATCGTTCCTGCCAGCGAGATCATCCACGACCGATGCATGACGCTGCATCACCCGCTGATCGGCGTTCCTCCGCTCGCAGCGGCCTACTGGCCAGCGCTGAAGAACATGAAGATCCTGCGCAGCGCGACGGAGTTCTTCGCCAACAACGCGCAGCCGGGCGGCATTCTGACCGCGCCGGCCGGCATGTCCGATGAGGATGCGGCGGACGTCAAAGCGTACTGGGATACGAACTTCACCGGCACGAACGCCGGTCGGGTGGCCATCATCGGCGCGGACATGAAGTTCACGCCGTTCGCGATGAAGAGCATTGATTCGCAGATGGTCGAGCAGATGCGCTACTCCGACGAGCAGATTTGCCAGCCGTTCGGCATCCCGCCTTTCAAGGTCGGCATCGGCACGATCCCTTCTGGCCTCGGGGTCGACGGCGTCAACCAGATGTATTACCAGGACGCGCTGCAGACTCACATTGAGCACATGGAATCGCTCCTGAACGAGGGGCTGAAGATCGCCGCGCCGCTGAGTGTAGAGCTTGACCTCGCGCCGCTGCTGCGCATGGACGAAGCCAAGCGCGCCGAGGTGGAAACAAAGCTAGTGGGCGGCAAGATCAAGCTTCCCGACGAGGCCCGCCAGCGCTTCAATCTGGCCCCCACGCCAGGTGGCTCAACCCTCTGGGGCCAGCAGCAAGACTACCCGCTAGGCATGCTGGCAGACCGCAAGGAATGGGATCCGGCTATGCAGCCTCCGGCGCCAGCGCCTGCTCCTCCGGAACCGACCGATCCAGAGCCGCCGGCAGCAGAACTCAGCGAATCCGACAAGGCGCTGATTGCCTGGGCGCGATCTATGGAAGCTACCAACAAGGCCATTTCGGCCATGCGCAAAGTCGCACTACCGGAGGCCGCGAATGTTTGACCCTGAGAAGTTCGGCGAGGCAATGGGCGAGGCGATTCGCGCCGCCGTTGCGCCATTGACGCGGCGCATCGGAGATCTTGAGGCTCAGCTAGCCAAGGCCGTTGACGTGCCGGCTGAGGTCGAGCGCGCCGTCGCCGCGGCGGTTGCCGCGCTGCCGGTGCCGAGGGACGGTAAAGACGCGGTGCCGATCGACAAAGATGCTGTGGTCAAGGAAGTCTTGGCGCAGATCCCGACTCCTTCGAACGGCAAGGATGGTGCGGACGGAAAGAGCCTGTCCGTCGATGATGTGCGCCCGCTGCTGGACGATGCTGTGAAGGCTATGCAGGCTTCCGCCCAAACGATGCTGCACGACGCCATCAAAGCCATTCCAACCCCCAAGGACGGCGCCGCCGGCAAAGACGGCGCAAACGGCAAGGATGGCGAGCCGGGAGAAAGGGGCGCCGATGGCCTAGGGCTGGCCGGCGCCATGATCGACCGCGACGGCTCGCTTCAGATCACGATGACCAACGGCGAGGTCAAGAGTCTCGGGAAAGTTGTCGGCAAAGACGGAGCCGATGGGGTGGACGGGGTCAGCTTCGAGACTTTCGAAATGGAGTATCTGCCGGAATCGCACGAGATCTCGGTGAAGGCAGCCGTCATCGGCCGAACCAAGGAACTGCGCTACCCCGCTGGCGGCATCCGTCCTGCTGGCTACTGGCGCGAGGGCACGCGCGCGAAGTCCGGGGAGGCGTGGGTCAACGACGGCTCTCTGTGGATTGCCGTCAAGGATTGCCAATCCAAACCGGGATTGAACGACGAAGCTTGGATCATCGCTGCTCGAAAAGGCAAGGATGGCGAGCGCGGGCAGAAGGGCGCTGACGCAGGCCCCGCGGCGCCGATCAAGTTGGGCTGACCATGGCTGATCTTGTCACCCTAGAACAGGCGCGCGCGCATCTGAGGACCGACACGGCGGCGGACGATGCGTGGCTCGAGACTTGGATTCCGGCCGTGAGCGGCGCCGTGCTTTCCTGGCTCAAGCAGGACTGGCGTGCCTATGTTCCAGAGACCGACGCCGAAGGCAATGTGATCGAGGACAGCAATGGCGATCCGATCCCGCTGGAGGATTCGAATGGCCTGGTGGTGAAGCCGGTTGTCATGGCTGCCGTTTTGGTTGAGATCGGCCAGCAATACCGGTTCCGGGATGGGTCGGATGCCGCCGCGGTGCCTTCGCATTGGGGGCATGGGCATGTTCTAGGCGCTGGCGCGACTAGCCTCCTGGCTGCAACGCGAAAGTCGACCGTCGCATGAGCATCGAAGCCGGCCGCCTGCGCCACCGAGTCAGGATCGAGCAGCTGCAGAACCTGCTCGACAGCAACGGCGAAGCGATTCAGGACGAGAACACGGGCGCGGTCGCGCAGGCCTGGGTCGAGGTGGCTACGGTCTGGGCGGCGATCGAACCTCTGAGCGCTCGGGAGTTCATCCAGAGCCAGGCGACGCAGTCTCAGATCACAGCGCGTGTGATCATTCGGTTTCGTGAAGGGTTGGATGCAGCGATGCGCCTGGTGCATGTGCGCCGGAACATGGCGGACGTGATCTACAACCCCCATGGTTTCTTGGCCGATAAGGAATCAGGGCTGGAGTACCTGACGATCCCCGTCTCGGCTGGCGTGAGTGATAGCGGGCAATGACGACCTGGGCCATTCTTGCCTCTGGACCGTCGATGTCCCAAGAGGTCGCCGATTCTGTTCGGCCGCTGAAGAACGTCATCGCTGTTTCGAACACGCACGAGCTTGCGCCGTGGGCGGAGGTCTTGGTCAGCGCGGATCGCCGTTGGTGGAAGAACTACCCGTCCGGTATGGACTTTGCCGGCGAGAAATTCTGCGGGCTCTGTATCGATCCGCCAAAGGGCGTCGAAAAGTTTCCAGGGGCGATCTCTGGCGGAAATTCTGGGTTGTTGGCGCTGCAGATCGCAGTCAAGAAAGGCGCGACACGCATCCTTTTGCTCGGGTTTGACATGGCTGGATCTCACTACTTTGGCGATCACATAAACGGCCTCCCGAATCCAACGGAGAAGAGGTTCCAGAGGTTCAAGGAGCAGTTCGCAGCGTACAAGCCGGCCGGCGTCGAGATCATAAATTGCTCGCCTGATTCCGCGCTGAAGTGCTATCCGTTTGGGGAGGTCAAGGACTTCCTTCCCGAGCCAGAGCCAGAAGAGGTAGACATTCAGATCGTTGTCCAAGAGGCTGTAGCCGCGGCTGTTGCTGCACTACCAGCGCCGCGCGCAGGCAAAGACGGGGATAACGGAAAAGACGGCAAGGATGGAAGAGATGGCGACATCGGGCCGATTGGTCCTATGCCGGATCACCAATGGGACGGGACGCGCCTCCGGTTTGAAGAGCCTGATGGTACATGGGGAAAGTTTGTTGACCTGCAGGGGCGCCCCGGGCAGAGTTTTTCTGGCGGGGGCGGTGGCGGCATATCGAAGCTGCAGGCATTGCAGTTGCAGACGCTTTTGGACATCTTCGGTGGCTGGATCGCCGCGCCGCCGACTGTGTTGATTGCATCCCTAATCGCCGATGATCTTCAGGTGACGGCGGACGGCACGGCCAGCGGGTTCTACACGACGATCCCTGGAGCCCAACTGCTGGGGGCTGCTTACGAATGGGATTGGGGCGACGGATCGACGAGCAGCACAGTCGATGCTGTGCATACGTATGCCGAGGCCGGGACGTACACGGTTTCATTTAGAGCGCGTAATCACATCGGCTGGAGCGATCCAGTCACCCAGGACATCACGGTAACGGCGGAGCCCGGTCTCTGGACGCCGGCTGAACTGGTGGCAGACCATGTGTGGTACGTCGCTGACGACCCGGGCAATGTCCTAGTCGGCGGGTTGCTGGACACCCTGGTCGATAAGGGAAATACCGCACTGAACGCGACGCCGAATCAAGGCGTTAGCGCAAACCGTGCGGCGCTGGCCAACACGCTGAACTCTCGACCTGTCTGGGAGGTGGATCCAGCCTCGTCAACCGAGAAGGGCTACTTGCGAAGCGGAAGCACGGATATTGCGCGCAATGCCAGCGGGTGCTCGATGTTTGCGGTGTTCCGTGCGGCCGGCGAGAGCATGGTCTTGCTTCTGGACAACAGCAATGGCTACTTCGTGCGGGCTGGTATGCATCGTGGCGGCTCGGCAAATTCCATGGTGCTGGATGGGCGCCGTCTGGATGGCGACAGCTACGGGGGCGTCGAAGGAACCTCCTCGGGACTCAGCGATTGGAGCATCGCATCGGGCGTGATCGACTATGCCGCCACGTCCCTTCGCCTGCGCGTCAATGGCGACCTGATCGCGCAGACGGACTCTTTCCAGACATCCGGAGTGACGAGCGACACTGCGTCGCAGTTCCTGAGCCTCGGGCACTACACGAACTTTTCGAATGTCGTCGAACTCCCGATGACAGGCGATATCGCAGAAGTGCTGGTGGTGCGCGGTGCGGTCGATACCGCGACCCGTCAGACGATTGAGGGTTACCTTGCATGGCAATGGGGCCTTGAGGGGAATCTACCTGTCGATCACCCATACAAGAACGCCGCTCCTGAGGCTTAGCGCTTGTGCATGCGAGCCTGGCTGAACCTGCGCTACACGGTCCCTGAGAGGCGCGCAGCTTTCGTTGCGGGACTTCGGAGGTTGGGATACCAGGTTGAACAGGGGCTGACGCAGAGCCCGGCAGACGGTGACATCTTGGTCACATGGAATCGGATCGGAGCCGGCGACCAGGCAGCGAAGACTTTCGAAGCGCGCGGGCTGTCGGTGATCGTCGCGGAAAACGCGGCTT